TCTCTCTCTCCTATATTATTAGATAGGTCCAGCCACGCTTCCTAGCTGTATATCCTAACCATCTCATTACGTTTTCGTACCTCTGATATTTTGTCCATTCAAGAATGGGCGCAACTTGGACGGGCCGCCATTCATCCCTAAGCGTTTCTTTCTCATATACTATGCCTGCACATATCCCTGCTTCTTCATGAACAACCTGTACTATCTTAATCACGAGCTATCAAGAACCCCTTGAACCTTGGATCAAGATTCTGTAGGTTCATTCCAGTCCCAAATATGGTCTTACTGCTGCTTAGTCTGCCCGTGGTTGTTCCACGTGGATTATACGAGCATCTAATGCGTCTATCTTTATCGTATTCGACTTCGAGATATGTTCCAAGCAGTTTATTAAGGCTGCGAAGCTCTTGAACGAGTTTAGCTTCTGGGTAATGAAACCTTCTGAATATTCGGGACATAGCTTTATCATCAGTCGTAGGTCTACCTGTAGATCGACTGATGTATGGTCTATTCCCCTTGTGAGTATAGAAGTATTCCTGGCATTGCTTTGGGCTAGAGGGGTTAAACGTATAATCGGCCACTTTTTCCAATTCATCTGACGCCTCCTGTATCTTCTTTCGTACTTCAACATTAGTCTGTTTAAGCCTCTCGACGTCTACTGCCATCCCCCTTATCATCATGTACAACAAGCAGGGGAATATGTCTATAGTATCTTGGTAACACTGAATATAGCCGTCGTCTATCATAATCTTTTTGAATAGGGGCCACATTTCATGGGTGGTACAACTATCCTTACAATTATATCTCCAGAATAACTCAAGATCTGCCCAAGGCTTACTCCAGAGCTTTCNGTCGTCCTTATAGTATGGTTCCCGTGTGTGCATACTGCAAAGGAAATCAAGCCCCTTGGGGAAATCAGGGAACATAATGTGATGGGCGATCATAGTATCGCCAATAGGCCCGAACGTGTGAATACCCATCTGTTGGATGAGAAACCCGATGTCAAAGATTAAGTTCTGGCCGATCTTTAATATCTGATCGTCGCCCAAAATGTGGGCAATCAAGAGCCAAATTTGTTCCTCCTGTTCAAGCGTCCACCTATGTCTTCCCCCCTCGACGACGAAGGGGATAGACATTGCTTCCTTTGGACTTGTTGAGAATGATATACAGGAGACTTGGTGATTGAGGACTTCTATATCAAATCCCGTCTCGTCGCCACCCTTCACGACACGGAGATATTCCTCGACGTCCGAGAAGGATGGGTCTATGAGGAGGCTACGTTTGGGGAGGTTGAGCTTTGGACTGTTACTCTCTTGTCTTGCTCTGTCCAGGTCCGAAATCAGAAGGTGACGCCATAGATACTGACCGCGCAAACACGCTGCCGGGTGGACAGTGGGTACAAGTTTCCGGCCAGAGATTTCTGATCGGTTCGAACNCAAGATCGACCCTCTCCACTTCATTATTCTTGAATCTCCGAACACGGACGATAGTGCTGTACCCCCAAGTGGTATGACCACATTCGCACGTGAGTTCGACAGTCGCTGGAAGCTTGGCTTNGCGGCTTCCGTACCCAACTCCGTCAGCCCTGTCTTTACCGTCCATAGTATATCCCCATCTCTATCTGTTATTACTCCCGACTTAGAATGATTTACCTCAAACGGGAATAGATTAAGCAGGTAACATTCCCGACGCACGATCTTTGCAGGATGCAGACTCTGATCCAGTAGCTGTCCAGATGGGCCAACCAATGGCCTACCTTGGCGTATCTCAGCTCGAGCAGGCGCCTCCGCCAGGATACATATTTTGCTCTCAGGACTGCCTTCTTCATAAGGTGTTGTGTTATTCACTTACCTGTTTCCATAAACTCCAAGAACTGTTTAGCCAAATCAACTATCTTATCCCCCCTGACAGAGAGGTTTGTTTTACTAAACTGAGTACACGCATACTTAAGTGCTATGTCCCTTCGTCTAGTCTTTAGCATTTCCCGTTTGAGGTAAATCANTTCTTCAGAGAAATAAGCTTTTTCTATGTCATTCATCTTCATCTTCTTCTCCTTCTTCCATATCCCTAAAAACACTATTAACAAATCTATTTTTAGTAATCTTATCCAAGTCCCAGCCGAAGCCTTTCATTTTCTCTTTATATCCTGCCCGCAACGTTACCCCCGACCCGAGAAAAGGGACGCATATAAGAGCGCCTGGATAAGCGCATGTCTGTAGTATCTCACTCATGAGTTCTACAGGTCGTTCAGTGGGATGAATTTTATCCTGTGGTGGTACAGGGCTAAAGTTAAATACATTCGATCTACCGACTCGGCGGAGTTTAGGTAGGCCTTTTCTACAAAGTAAGAAAGGTTCGTAGGTCGAACCAAACATAGTGTCAGGACTGGCAGTTTGTCCTGCTTGCCCTTTAACCCATATAGCAGGTATATCATTGACATTAAATCCTACCTCTCTAAGTATTCCCTTCACAGTCTCGTACCATTCCGGTCCGAACCACCAAACCATAAAGGAGTTGGCGTACATCACCCTGAAACATTCAGTGGCTACTGACTTTATAAAATCAGGATATTTCTTAGCCTCCACTTCATTGTAGTTATCCATCTGCTTAAGGTTTTGATTTCTGGCTTTCCTTTTATGTAATTCGACAGCATATGGAGGGTCTACCTCGACGAAGTGCACTACTCCATCAGCTACTATTTTTAGCCCCTCTAAGGCATCACCTATCATATAGTGAGTCTTTGCGTGCTTAGCTGCCCCAGTTAACTCTTTACCTGCCTTCTCCTTAATGCTCTCTGTTATTAATTCCTCTTCAATTTTTTTATACTGCTTCCATGCTTCATCTTGGGTAGCACACTCTGCAAGATCGGGGATAAACTCCATAGCCTCTGCGAGTTGGAGCCGACGTCCACTTGCCCCCTTACTCGTTCCGAGATAGTCAACATGATCTCGTTGGCTCCAGTTTGGATCTCCCTCTTTCTTCAATCGAAAAATTTCTTGTTCCAGCTTGGCCCTTTCGTGCCACGTGAAGTCTTTCCGACAGACGTTTTCAAGGAGTTCAATCTCACGTGCCGTAAGCTGTCCAGATACTTTCTGTATAACAGCTGGGACAACCTTAAGTCCAGCTGTCTTAGCAGCCTCGACTCTTCGGCCCCCGGCCAGAAGGTTATATGCCTCGTCAACAGAAATAGGTTGTAATATACCCACTTCTTTAATTGAAGCTGCAAGTTCCTCAATGTTCCCCATATCTTCCCGAAAGCGACCACCTATTTTTATCTCCTCTATATTAAGTCCTTTGACCTTCATCTATACTCTCCTTTAATTTAGCGAGCAGAGTGGCCCTTTCCTCTGTCGTTAGATTGTCGAACTGTTTTGCAAATTTTCCCTGCTTATCCTGTTCTCTCTTTTTAGTAACAGTAACAGCATGTTTACTAATCTTCCTATCCTCACGAACAGCCCGAAGTTTATCAAGCCGTTCAGTGTCAGACATATCTACGAGGGATTTTTTAAGACGCGCTAATTTGTTCATTTCTTCTTCTCTTTATACACAATCTTAAAATCACCATCAAGAATGGCCCCATAAATCATAGAGCCATACGCCGTAACCGCGTCGAGAACCTTTTCAAGAAGGATAGTCATTATCTTAGTACGGATACCCCAAGGCATATCTTTGCATCTCTCAGCCAGACGACCTGGAATATTAAAGGATATTCGCATATCATCCTTAGCTCTTTTCTTCGCCATCTTGCTCTCCTAAGCTATAATCTAATATAAATACATCAAACAAATATTGTGTGAGCAACGGTGGCTGGTGGCGTGGCAATGGGAAAGGTCAAAGGCAGCCAAAAAGCACAATATTGGTGTGAATATTGTGCCAAAAATGCCATTATTCGCATTCACCAGCTAATCCTACGCTATGATTTTTTGCTAGCAGTAGGCGGACCTTTAATCCCTGCCCTGAGTGTAGCAATTCCTGTTGCGCCAAGCAATCCGTATAGCATTTGGGCCATCTCCATGTCGATAAATCTAAGCTGTAGAGCTACGGTTACGAGGCCTACTGCTATAGCGACTATATATGTTTTCTTGCCTTTTAATAGGTTCATCTTATATCTCCGTTAAGAAGAAAGTATCCCTAGCTATCGGGTTCTTGCCAAGGACAATTGTGGGACTGCGGGCTAAGGAGAGCCTACCCGACCACATCTTATAGGGCCTGTTATTCGGCCCTTGGCAGACGAAGTTTATTATTGGGAGTGCCTTCAAACTCGTCTCCTACTATGAGACAGTTTCCAGTGGTTCCAATCATGTCCTCACTGTTTACCCCATTTTTCTCAAACGGGATATTAAATGTCTTTAAGAAGCGGCTAATATTCCGCATCTTTCCCCTACGCTGTTCTTTGTTATCGTCTTCGCAAGGAAATGTGAGGTAGTGAAAGACTGCGCCCGGATTTTCAACGTCTGAGTTCTCAATATTTAGAATTATACGAATTTGATCCGCGGTATCCGCCTTATTCCTGCCATCACTAGCATCAGTGACACGAAGATCATACATGCCTTCAGCAACTACTTCATCTTCATAGTCATCACCAAGGCCTTTTATTTCAATAAACGGCATTGTTTTCTTCTCCTAGTTTTAGTTATGGTTAAGTATCTTTGCTATGCCCCGCTCTTGGGCNTTAGAGAAGTCCTTTATTGTTACGTCTTCGAACATCTCCAATCCGCTGATACTAGAGCGAATACACTGTAGTCCACGCTGCTCAGGCATGGTCTGAATTACAAACTTAGGTTTCCTATCCTCAGAACAGGAATGGCATTGCCAGATCTGTGTGAACATAAGAGGGATCATCGTTTTGGCACTGCCTGACAGGTTAAGTTGAGTTGTTATCTTCTTAGTCAGCTCATCCTGCCACTCTGTTATATGCCCAGTACAAAGTATATTAATATTCTCTGATGTTATGGAACGGAATAGATCTGAAATTTTAGAGCCCACGACGCGGTAGTCGGCTAGTTCTTCTACTGCTCCGAACCTGTTGTTTATATACATCTGGCGGTCAAAGCAAGCCCGTTGGAGGAATGTGATGGAATCTATACAGACCCAATCATAGGGCTTGAAGAAGCCTTCTTCTGCCTTAGTGGCAAGATCTTCACACCAGTCGATATAGACCCGCGGCTCCCTCTTGCTGCTTGGTTTATCAGATGGCTTAGCGTCCCTATTAAATTTCTTTATGGTAACATCCAGCTCTGCAGTATCTGGTAGCCACTCCTCGAAGTCTATATCTGCTCCTTTTAAGGAACGCTTTGCATTGGGGTCAAATAGGTAGGCAAATACCTTACCTGGAAGGGTACGGATAAGACTTGTCTTTCCTGAACCTGTCTGACCGACAAGTAGGATATTCTCAAACCCATCGTCTTTCATGTCATTAGCGTTTTGTATTTCTGGCATCTCCTTCTCCTTTCACCATTCCTATCTTATCTAGTTCTAGCCTATCAAACGGCGACCAAGGGTCTTGGACGTAGCCAGCAGGTGTTTCATGCCCCATTGGATTGCTCCAGGACTTACAAAGATCAATATAAGGACAGTTGCGAGCAAAGTCCTGACACGAGTTAGTACACTTTGGAAAGGCTGCCATATAAGCATTAGTTTCAGGCCCTCCCCTCTCCTTTTCATCTTCGTATGCTGCCCAATTTCCTTCGATCTGATCAATGAAGTATCTTGTCTCCCATAGCCAGGCGTCTAATTGGCTTGTCTGCCTTTCTACAGGAATGAAGATGAAACCATCGTGGACTTTTTTATGCACAAGGGCACCATCAATCCACACTGCTTTTACATCATCTCCGTATACCATATGACCACCATGTAGGTAACCATCTACTTGGCTGTTGGGGGAGAATTGATCGAGGAAGGTATTTCGGAAGATGCCCTTAACTGAATATAGAGTTGTGGTCTTGTGCTCGGGTATGAGGATATTCTTCCCTTTCCGTACAACTTTATCCAGTCTTCCAACGTAGAAAAGGTCTGGGTTATTGGGGTCAAGTGGTACTGCGAAGGGCTTCTCGACTGCAAGCATTTCACAATCTGAGATAAAGGTACGTCTTTGGAGAAGATACTCATAGAGCATTTCCTTAGCATTAAACGGTGTACGCGGTTCAAGATCTTTTATTTCATCCGCTGTCATATCGTCGGGATGTGGTGCGCCTTGGTCTATCCAGGTGTCAAGGAAATTCTCATAGGCGGCATTGACTACTTCTTGGTCGCCCATTTTTGGGGCGTTTTTAGCGACGAGGGGCCAAAGAGTATCCATAGCAGCGTGCCAAGAGGAACCAAATACAAGAGGTGGGGACCATCTACCCGAAGGCACGAGGTCTATTACATGGCGGAAATAATACTTCCGTGGACATACACGAAACTCTTGGACGCGAGTGTTATCGAAAAAGCGATCTTTCATTCTTCAGTTTCCTTATTCCAGTTCTTAGTTGGTGAATTATTATGCATTATGCAGGAATTTAATCTAGTGATCAAGCCTTTTTTATGCCTCACACGATGTTGCACCAGTTACCGGATCCACCCTACACGCCGCGTTTTCATCATCATCCTTGATGACGCCAAATCTCTTTCCATTGAGGTTAAACACAGTGCAGCCCTTCGCTCCCCCTTTATATGCCTGTAAATACAGGTCTTTGAATTCCTTATAAGTTATATGGCCTTTCTTCTTCCTACCGCTGCCCTGTGCACCTGAAATATTACATGTCTTAGATACTGCGCTGTCTATATACTTCTGTGCAGCACAAAGTACCTTTACATGCTCTTCCCCTGTTACTTCGTATGTAGTCTTTCCTTTCACCCCTAGAAAGGCATAGGCATAATCTCTCAAGGATACTTCANTCTGACCTTCTGGCATATGNATGAGGCGTTTCTGTTCAAGGGAGTAAGGAGGTTCAATACCACTTGATACGTTATCAGCACACATGCTTATAGTGCCAGTAGGGGCTATAGATAGCAGGAGGCCATTTCTTAACCCTTGCTTTTTGATCTTATTTCTTATGCGGCTCGGGAGTGTCTTGGCAAAGCCCGACGCAAGCCACTTATCTGCGTGAAAGAAGGGAAAAGAACCATAAGCTTTTGCTGCGTTACAAGAAGTATCATAAAGAACATCTCGAAGGGTTTCTAGTACTTTATTCTGCATCTCAATGTATTTCGACGTTCCGTAGCAAAATCCAAGAGTCTCGAAGGCATTGGCCGTGCCAGTAATTCCGACCCCCATTCTTCTTTTGTTAAGGGCCTCCTCTCTTTGAAATACCAGCGGATATCGTGTACAATCGATAACGTTATCAAAAGCTCTACATGCGGTTGCTGCATCAAGTTTGAAAAGGTTCCAGTCAAATTCGTATCCTGACTTGTTGACATTCTTCCCTGCTCCTATCTGAAGAGGCATCCTTACCAAGTATTTAACAAGGTTGAGGGAGCCTAGGAGACACGCNCCATTCGGCGGAAGGGGCTGCTCGCCGCAGGGATTGGTGGCGTGGATATGCTCGCAGTATTCTAAAGGGTTTTGTTGGTTGATTCTGTCGATGAATAGTACCCCCGGTTCCGCCCAATCCCAGTTACGCTCCATGATGCGAGCCCACACATCAGTCGCTCGAATCGTGTCATATACTCTTCCCCCGAATACGAGATTATATGTAGCCTTCGCTTGTAACGCCTCCATAAAATCTTCCGTAACAGCCACGCTAACATTAAAGTTAGTAAGATAATCATTTTTTGCTTTAGCATTTATAAACCTCATTATGTCTGGATGGTCCACCCGTAGGACACTCATCATAGCTCCACGGCGGTGCCCAGCAGACAGTACAGTATTACACATAGAATCCCAACATTCCATAAAACTAACAGGGCCAGTGCTATAAGCTTTAATGCCGAGCCCTCGTATTGGGTCACCATAAGGGCGAAGAGTGCTAAAGTCCCAACCGCATCCACCCCCAGAGCGTAGGGTGAGCATACTATACTTAAGTTCATCCATTATTCCTTCCGAAGTATCTGGNATGGTTCCCCCNACGTAGCAGTTCATGGCAGTTATGTCATACGGACGACCAACTGCGAGTTGTTGTCTCCCTGCGGGCAATATCCTTTGATGTCGTAAGCCATCCAGAAGGTGGCGGAAGTGGAACTCGTCGTCGGCAGAAACTCTTGCATAGCGAACGCAGTAGTCGTCAAAAGTCTCTCCGTCGGCTCTATACTTAGCAGCGTGTAGTTCCTTAGAGTATGGGGTACGTGGCCCGTACATAGGATATCCTTTTACTTGATGTGGAAAGACCATTATTACATGTTCACACTTAGGGAGCAAGTGCCTGTTCAATAGTGCGAATGTCTTGCACGAACTTGGGCCATTCAGCAGGAAGGAGGGAACAAGTAGTATCACTTCGATCCTTTATATTTCGTTCTAGGGTTATATGCTTTTCTATTACCTTCTTTCCTATACCAACGGCAGCCAAAGCTATAGCGGCTCCTTCAGTATGATCGCTATAACCAGTAATCATACTATTACTCATATACTTCCAGTTTATCTCTGAGGCAGGACATGGATATTTAGGTATACAATATAAAAAATCAGATGAAAACGATGTCGTCCTTGTCTCATANAAGACGGACGCCACTCTTATTTCAGATCGACCTCCTGTACTTATTATGAGATTTTTACCGCTATTTATAGCTGCATCTAATAAGTGCCAGTCTGATCCTCCAATCTTTATTTGAGTGAGATAGGTGTTTTTAGCAATAAACTCTAAAGCCCATGTATCGTGAGGAGTTATCAGGAAGTCTATTTCTTTTTCACTACACTCATTCTCAAGTTCAAACATATGTTCTTGTGTTAGCCAAGGAAGCACCCTATGTTCCCCTTGAAAGCCTCTTTTATAATACTGTAGCTTAAAACAGTCGGCTTTCGCTTCTACGGCTGCATTTAGTAAGGCAAGTGCGCGTGCATAGTCACCTTCATGATCAACTCCAGCTTCAGCTATTACATAGACCATCTATTGTCTCCACTTTACAGTTGGTTGTATCATATCTTTGTTGATGTTACTTTTATGTTTCTCAACCTGCNTATAAATATCCAAGAGTACGTCATCAGTTAGTAGATGTGGTATAAGACCTAAGTTAGTAAGAGCAGTATGTTTTGCGTTGTAATAGTGGTTTTCTTTCTCAACCCTTGGGTTAGGAATAGTGTTCATTACACAAATAACTCCAGCCTTTATNGCTACAGCTTGTACTCTTTTCGCAAGTTGCATGATGGAAAACTGCTCAGTGAACTGGTTCATAACTCTGAACGTTCCTGCATCTGCTGGAGTTTCGCAAGCAAGTTCAATGCAACGGATTGTGTCTCGTATATTAATGAGTCCTCGAGTTTGGGTGCCTGTGCCGTATACTGTAAGAGGCACTCCTTCAACTGCTTGCGTAATGAACCTATTAAGGACTGTCCCAAAGATGGCGTCGTAGTGGAAAGAGGTAGCAAGTCTATCGTTAAGTAGTGTCTCATTTGTGTCAGTTCCATAGACGACTCCCTGATTAAGATCTGTAACTCGTATCCCCCAGGTTCGACAGGCGAACTCAAGGTTATGGGAGTCGTGTACNTTACTGAGGTGATACCAGCTCCCTGGTTTTTTTGGGTAGAGAACCTTGTCTGTACGTCCTTTATGAGTAACATCAAGCCATCCTTCTTCTATATCTATGTTAGGCGTCCCATACTCGCCCATTGTCCCGAGTTTCACTATATGAATAGATTTGTCTGCATGGAGCACGGCCATTAGCACATTTAGAGTTCCTAGAACATTGTTTCTCTGAGTATAGANACACGCCTGCGCGTCCATCTGCGAATAGGGTGCCGACGGTTGCTCGGCATAGTGTACAATAGTATCTGGCTTGAACCCCTCGATTATCTTGTATAGAAGGTGTCGGTTCTCCGCTATGTCACATACAAACATCTCCATCGTGTGTTGGTAGTTGCATTGAAACTCCACCTCGTTTATTTCATNCCAGATTTTTATTCTTTCCTGAAGGGAAGNGATAGGCCATAAGGGGCTGCTCCCAACCTCTGCTTCCCATTTCCTTTTTGCAAGGTTGTCTACTACTCCAACCTTGTGGCCCTTTGTAGCCAGGTACATTGCGGTCGGCCATCCTAAATAGCCGTCGCCTCCGAGGATTAAAATTCTCATCCTCACTCTCCTNTTATCAACTCAATTCTTGTCTTCTCAAGTGCCCATAAAAGGTCTCTTCTATGTATGCCTGCTGCGTCATATATAAGGCCTCCGTCGTCAGTTAGTAGACAGTAGAACCCAGCGACGCATTCAGGAGCCTTTTTCATCATAACTTTTGCTAACTTAACAGGGTTATGATCAGGAGTAATATCTGGTATATCCATTATCTGTCCCCATTCTCCCAACAGCCCGCTGCAAATAACATCTGGGCCAGTTTATGATCAGATGTATTGTCAACATCAATAGAGTCAAAACTGTCTATCTCCAAATAGGTAGCAGGACTTGAAAAGAACCCATCTTTTATAAATTGTGTCTTAGTTATGACAAGATTACCAAACTTATATACTTTTCCTTTCTTCTGCTTATTCCATGCCTCTTTTCGTGCCTTAGGAAATATGAACTCGATCTCTCTATTAAATATACCTCGTTGGTTTGTCCAATGATAGTTGTGAGGAATAGGAGTTATTGTATAAGCACTTCTTACTACATGAGCCTGACTTGATAGCCGAAGGATAAGATGTTCTATCTGATACTGACGAATAAAAGGACTAGTAGGTTGAAATAATGCGACAGCGTNGGGATGCGGTGCGTCAGGGGTTTGGTTTAAGTAATTAAGCACTACATCTTCAATAGGTACGGCATCTCCTCTTAGATGGAGTGGCCGTTCAGATATGGTTACGCGTGGGAATTTTTCACTACAATATTCTCTTATCGTGGGATGATCAGTACTTAGAACGACATTACAGAATAGGGCTTTATTCAAACAGGCCGCACGAAGAGCCCATCCTACAAGAGGTATGCCCCCTATACATAACATATTTTTCATCCCTACTGTCTTAGAACCCCCTCGGGCGGGTATGAATGCTAGGATTTTCATAACAGCACTTCTCCTACCCTATCTATTATATATCTTTGAGTAATTCTCCATGCATCCTTCGTGCTTCCTGCAATATGAGGAGTTACTATCAAGTTATTATTATCTGCCTGATAG